GTCGTCGCTGTCCTTACCAGCTAGAGGGTCGTGTAACCCTGTAACCCATGTAACCCTGGCTTGAGATTAGAAGTGTGCTTGAGGCATCTCGAATGGCCTATCCTTGCATCTTTAGGGGGTTACCAGCCCATGGCGCAGCGCTCGGGCACATGCATGTTTATAACTACCCGGGCGCGGTGGGCCAGTCCTTGCCGTCCTGCCGTGACTCGAGGTGACACCTGTGTACTTTTGGCCACACATGTGCTATGTTGCCTAGATCGATCATCACTGACCAAGGACGGTGCGCGTGGCAGCGGAAGGCCTTCACCGACAGCGGCGGCGCAGAGAGACGCTCCTCGACGCGTCGATCCCACGACGGCTGCCGGCTGACCTGTTCGAGAGCGAGGTTCTCGACCCGCTCGAGAACCAGGACTTTCGAGAGCGCCCCATCGACCCGGAGATGGTGCGGCGCCTCGCAGCGCTGTACATGACCGACGACGAGATCGCGAAGGTCATCGACGTGCCGATCGCAGACTTCAAGGCGCAGTACGGCCGCATCACTGAGCAGGGGCGCGAAGAGTCGCTGATCGCGCTTCGACGGGTGAGATGGCGCGTCGCGATGAGGGGCAACGTCCCGATGCTGCTGCACCTGAGCGAGCAGCTGCTGAACGAGAAGGCCTCGCAGCTGCCAGCGAGCGGCGATACGTACAACTTCAACTTCGGCAGCGAAGATCCGCGCATGAAGCTGCTCGACGCTGTTCGTGAGGCTGCAGAGCGCATGTCGGGTCGCGAGGTGCAGCCCGCCCTACCGCCAGCCCAGATCGCGGCCAAGGACGGCGAGTTCTGAACCCTCGCGTCAGCGTCCTCATCCCGTCTGGCGGCGAAAGAGCGGCGATGCTGCGTGAGACGCTGGCCTCGGTCGAGGCGCAGGACCTGCTGAAGGAGCAGGTGCAGGTCCTCATCAGCATGTCGAGCTTTCCGTACCACGAGAAGATCGTCGACCTGGCGCGGCTCGCAAAGGGCGAGTATATCCTGCCACTGTGTGATGACGACACGCTGCGGGCACCAGATGCGCTGCGCGAGTTTCTCGCCGCCGCTGATCGCATCGGAGCGGATCTCGTCTACAGCGACGTGCAGGAGTTTGGGCAGCGAAGCGCGCGATACTGCGCCCCGCACTTCACGCTTGAGAACCTGCGGCGCGGCCCCGTCGCTTGGTTCACGTCCCTGATCCGCCGAACGCGCTTCATCGACGCGGTTGAGAAGGCTGGCAACGAACTGGCGTACAGCGACTGGGCGTCGCGATACGAGCTGTTCAAGGCCGGCGCGGTGTGGGCCTGCGTTAGGTCGCCGCTCTGGAACTACCGCGCTCACGCAGAACAGCACATGCAGCGGATCGACATGCCCACGGAGCGAGAGCGGTTCTACCAGCGGTACCCAGAGCTGAGGATGGCGTGACCGCCAACGAGCTGCTGATCCCGGCGCAGGCCGAGCACTTCTCGCTGCTGGAGAAGCTGGCCGCGCTGCCGGAGCCGGAGCGTTGCGCGATCCTCGACAAGCTGACGCCGCAGGCTGCGTCGACGCTGCTGGCGGACTGGAAGTTCTGGGCGCGCCCCAACCAGCTCCCACCTCCTGGTAAGTGGGTCACCTGGCTCATCCAAGCCGGCCGTGGCTGGGGCAAGACCCGCACCGGAGCGCAGCTCATTCGCCACTGGGTCCAGCAAGGTGTGCGACGCGTCGCGTTCGTCGGCGCCACAAGCTCGGACGTCCGCGACGTCATGGTTGAGGGCCCGTCCGGCATCATCGCCGTCAGCGAGCACGACCCCGAGAACGAGCGCCCCATCTACGAGCCTGGCCGGCGCCGCGTGCGCTGGCCCAACGGCGCCACGGCGATGCTATACTCAGCCGAGGAGCCAAACCGGCTGCGCGGGCCGCAGCACGAGAAGGCGTGGGGCGACGAGCCGGCCGCGTGGCAGTACCCCGAGACGCTCGACCAGCTGATGTTCGGCCTTCGGCTCGGCCACGACCCGCAGGTCGTGCTGACCACGACGCCGAAGCCGACGCCGATGATGCGCGACCTCAACAAACGCGCCGTCTCTGACGTCGAGCTGCGCGCCGGTCGCGTCACGGAGCACGTCGACGTCGTCATGACGATCGGCACCACGTACGAGAACCTGGCCAACCTCGCGAGGACGTTCATCAGCGAGGTCGTGCGCAAGTACGAGGGCACCACGCTCGGTCAGCAGGAGCTCTACGCGAAGCTGATCGAGGACGTCGAGGGCGCACACTGGAACACGCTCCTCATCGAGCGCAGCCGCATCAACGGCAAGGACCTGTCGCGCCTGGTTCGCATCGTCGTCGCGATCGACCCAGCTGTGACGTCGAAGAAGACGAGCGCGGAGACCGGCATCGTCGTGGTCGGGCTTGGCGACAACAAGCACGCGTACGTGCTGAGCGACGGTAGCGGGCGGTTCAGCCCGAACGGCTGGGCTCGCAAGGGCGTCGAGCTCTACCACGCGTACAACGGCGACCGCATCATCGGCGAGATCAACAACGGCGGCGACCTGGTCGAGACCGTCATCCGTCAGATCGACCCAGCCATCCCGTACAAGGGCGTCAACGCCTCGAGAGGCAAGGACGCCCGCGCCGAGCCCGTGGTTGGGCTCTACGAGCAGGGCAAGGTGCACCACGTCGGCTATCACGCGCTGCTCGAGAGCCAGATGACCACCTGGCGGTTCGACCTCGGGCTGCCTTCACCGGATCGCATGGACGCGCTCGTCTGGGCCATCACCGAGCTCATGATCACCAGCTCGGGCATCTACATCGTCGGCTAGCTTCTCACCCTCACTCACCTCACCCAGTGGCCTCCTCTCTCGTCAAGCTCGTCAGCTCGCGCCTCGCGCAGCGGGCGAGCGCGTCGAACAACGCTGGCTTTCCAGACGCGTCGCCAGGCTCGAGCATCCCAGCTTGGGGCGTCGACGCCGGCGAAGCTGGCAAGCTGAAGTCGATCGCTGGCCCGGTGCGAGGGCTGCCGCCGCAGATCTTCAAGGAGTCCGGCATGAACGTCCGGATCCTTGGCTTCCAGCAGCACCCCGTCGTCCAGGCCTGCATGCGCGTCATCACCGACGTCGCGTGCACCGTGCCGCTGCGCACGTACCGTGACGTTGACGGCAAGGTCGAGGCGCCGCTGATCAATAAGCTCCAGAAGCTGCTCGACGCGCCGTCGTCGAGCTCCACGGCCCGGCAGCTCCGCGCCGCGTTCGCGCTCGACTTCATCACGTACGGCAACGCGTTCTGGCGCATGGTGCGGCTCAGCCCAGGCGGGCCGGTCGCCGCGCTGAAGCGGATCAACCCTGAGGGCATGCAGGTCGTCTACGTCGACCAAGAGCAGAACGTCATCGCGTACATGTGGATCGACCACTTCGGGCGGGTGCGCACCACCGCCGGTGAGGACATCGTCCACTTCCGCGACCTCCAGCTCGCGCCCTCCTGGCTGCCCGACGTCTTCGGCTTCCCCCGCGTCGCGACGGCGCTCAACTCGATCGCCGGCGACACCGAGGCGACGAAGTACGTGCGGCAGATCGTGACGAACGACGGCACGCCGACGTTGGCCTTCATCATGGCTGACCAGGTTGGCCAAGCGGACGCCGAAACGGCGCAGGAGCGCTGGCAGCAGCTCAACGTGGAGCGCGGCCGGCGCGGCCGAGCGGCCTTCGTCGGCGGCGTCAAGGACGTCAAGGCGATCGGGTTCAACCTCAAGGACCTCGAGTTTCCGGACCTGCGCCGCGTTTCACGCGAGGACATCTGCGCCGCGATCGGCGTCGACCCGCGTATGATCGGCATCAGCTCCGCGATCAAGGACTCCGGGCTCAGTGGATCGCAGTACGCCGAGGCCCGGTCGCGGCTCATCAGCCACACGGTTGAGCCGCTCCTCGCGGTGGAGGAGGACGCGCTGAACGCGAGCCTCAGCCCCGAGTACGGGCTGATGTGGATCAAGTATCACCGCAAGACGCTGCAGGAGCTGGTCGAGGACGACAAGGCGACGTCTGATCGCGTGACGACGGAGTTCATCCGCGGCGCGCGAAGCTGGGAGGAGACCCGCGAGGCGCTGCACCTCGACCCGACGATCAAGCCCACCGACACCGTCTGGCTGCCAAACACGGGGCAGATGGTGCTTGCCTCGAGCGTGGTGATCGACCTAGACGAGGAGGACGAGACACCAGACCCCACGGCCGGCACCGTGACCGCCGTGCCGAAGCCAGGCGACCCCGCGGGTGCTGCCCCGGTCGCCGCTGCGAAGCCCGAGGCTGAGCCAGCGCCCGAGAAGAACGACAAGACGCCGCTGAAGCCAGACCGTTCGATCAGCCACCTGACCCGCTCGCGCCTCGCCAAGGGCATCCGCCTCATCGAGCGAGGCGTGAAGCTCACCACCGGGCAGCGCCAGCTGCTCTGGTCCGCGTTCGACTCGCGAGCGACGAAGGAGGAGGCGGAGTACAAGCGCGCCGCGCTGCGGCGGTTTGGCGACGAGAAGGAGAGCGTTCGCAAGATCTTCGACAAGCAGAAGGCGGAGGCCGACGCGCACCGGAGCATCGAGACGCGCGACTCAGCTGACGACGCGCTCAGCTCTGACGATCCGTACATCCAAGCGGCGCTGAACGCGATCAAGCGCGGCTACAAGCAGGACGCGGAGCACTATAAGAACTGGATCAACGAGTTCAGAGCCCTGATCGGGAAGACGTACACCGTGGCGGGGCAGGAGCTGCTCGACGAGCTCGGCCTCGACTTCAACCTCGACAACCCAGCCGTCTACCAGGCGATCCAAGACCGCGTCGAGCAGCTCGCGAGCTACGTCACCGAGACCTCAGCGAAGCAGGTCGCCGCGGCCGTGACCGTCGGGCGCAAGGCTGGCATGGGCATCGGCGACGTGG